CTAGCATACCAAGTGGGGGTACTGGTTTTAATCCCTTTGAGTATGGCTTAGGTTTCTCCTCATTTGGTAAGACTACTCCTGCTGGATATACCCCAGCTGGTGTTGCCCCTACTGTTGCTGGAGGTGCTTTGGGTTTAGCTACACCTGCAGATCCTAATGCTGGTCAAAGAGGCGGTGTCGGTGTAGGTCAGATGATGCCTAATGGTAAAATAAGAATGCCTGATGAGTACTATATGGGTGGGGGTGACTCTGATCAGAAGAGAACTATGGCAGCTTTGGCAGAATCAGAAGGCGCAGATCTAAGACTTTATTCTTATGGAGATAAAGATAAACTATTTAGTGAAACAATGGCAGCAGCTAAAGGTGAAAATAATCCTCTTGAGAAATTAGCCAACGCCACAGGGAAGTTCAGTCTATTTGCGGCGGGTGAGTATGTAAATTTAAAAGACAACATTACACAGCTTAAGGCGTTAGGTGCTTCAGAAGAGCAGCTAACTTCAGCTACAGCAGCCGTAGAAGCTAAGAAAAAAGCAGAGCTTGGTGATAATCCCGGATTTTTAGTAAAAGCTATTTTGTCGTTAGGTTCCTCTGGTAGACAAGCAGCCCGAATAGCAGAAGCATTCCCTGTAGACACCTCAACATTCTCACCACGCCCGGATAAAGATAGGTCGTATACGCCCAATAGAAAGGGCCAAACAGAAGGCGAAGCAAACACAGAAGCTTTCCGAAAAGCAGGAGGTGGCTCTCAGGTTGGCGGAAGAGGTGGCGATAACACAGCAGGTAGTGGCACTGGTCAAGGGTTCATTGACCGTAGTACTGCTGGCGGTAATAGTCAGGCAGACAAAGATCGCGCTATGGGAGGAAATAGTACTAACCCTAGAACTAAGAGTAAGAACTATGATAGCAAAAATAGATACATTGGTCCTAAGGGCACGTATAAAGGCGGCTTGATGAAGAAATAACTATACTACTCCGACAACAACAATAAGGCTACCCAGCTAAGGCTGGCCCCACATAAAGGAACTACTATGGCAGAACTACAAGCAGTGGAAACTCCACGCTCAGCAGGATTCGTTGATCCTAATTTCAGTAACGCAAACAAGCGCCGCATCCAAGAGCAGGAAGAAGAGCTTAAAGAATTGATGGGTGAGGAAGAAGAAGAAGATCTTCCCATAGCCGCTAAGTCTAAGGACGCTGAAGAGGGGGATGAGAAACTCTCAAGTGAAGAGAAGACCTACAAGAAACGTTACAGTGACTTACGTAGCCACCAGAACAAACAAGCTGAAGAGCTTAAGGCTATCAAGGCTCAGCTAGATAATGCACAAGAGCGTGGCGACATTCGCCCTCCTAAGTCTGATGAAGACATAGAAGCATGGTCACGTGAGTATCCTGATGTAGCTGCTATTGTAGAACGTATTGCAGAGAAGAAAGCACAAGAGAAGTTTTCTGGTGCAGAAAGTCGCTTACAAGAGATTGACCGCATTAGTGCTGAGTCTGACCGCAATAGGATGGAAGAAGAGATTAGGGCTATGCACCCTGACTTTGATGAATTACGTTCTAGTGATGGCTTCCATGACTGGGCAGGAGAACAACCTAAGTGGGTACAGAATGCTCTATATGAGAATGCTGAAGACCCTGCCTCTGTTACTCGTGTAATTGATTTATACAAAGTAGACAAAGGTTTAGATACTAAAACTAGAAAGAAGACATCCAAGTCTGCAGCCTCTGCTGTTGTAACTAAGCGTACAACTAGGCCAGATCAAAGTGATTCTTCTGGTAACTTCTCTGAGTCGCAAGTACATAAGATGACTGCTGCTCAGTATGATAAACAATCAGATGCTATTATGGAAGCAATCCGTTCTGGAAAGTTTGACTACGATATGACAGGCGGAGCACGATAATAGTAAATAAGGCATTGACATCTATAGTGTACCTAGTATAACTATAGGTGTCTCTACATTAAGTGTAAGCCTCTCGTAAGAAAGACTACCTTGCACTTAAGACAACACTACCTCGCTAAGTCTAAACACACCAATTATATAAGACCCACCTAAATAAGTATAGGCCCGTATAACCTGAGTTGCATAACTGATCCTTATGACTCACACTTATATGCACCCTAAAACATTTAGCCTCTTATCCGGTTAGTTTAGCTTATTAATCATAAGCCAAACACCTAATGGAGGATTTATCCCATGGCTTTTACAACCGCAACAGGTTACGGCAATTTACCAAATGGTAACTTTAGCCCCGTAATCTATTCTAAAAAAGTACAGCTTGCTTTCCGCAAGAGCACAGTAGCTGGCGACATTACTAACTCCGACTACATGGGAGAAATCGCCAGTCAGGGAGATACCGTAAAAATTATCAAAGAACCTGAAATTTCTGTCTCGCAGTATGCACGTGGTACAAATGTCACAGCACAAGATTTAGAGGATGCTGATTTTTCCTTAGTCATTGATAAGGCTAACTATTTTGCCTTTAAGATGGACGATATTGAAGAGGCACACAGCCACGTCAATTTCATGGATCTTGCAACAAACCGTGCTGCCTATCGTTTGGCTGACAATCATGACCAAGAAGTTCTTGGCTACATGGCTGGCTACGCACAAGCTGCTAACCACAGCAAAGCTAGTGCTCTGAACACAGCTGTTAATGGTACTAAGGCTGTATCAACTGCAGGTGCGAATGAGTTACTATCCTCAATGCAGCTCCATAAAGGCGACTTTGGTAACATCACTACTGCCTCTGCTGGCACTCACTCAATTCCTGTGACTGCACGTATGCCCGGTGCTACTTCCTTGCCAACAGCTACTGTTTCTCCTGCTATGATTATCTCACGCATGAAGCGTTTGCTTGATCAGCAACAGGTAGACTCACAAGGTAGATGGCTTGTAGTCGATCCAGTATTCATGGAAATCCTCGCTGATGAAGATTCCCGCTTTATGAATGCTGACTTTGGTGAATCAGGTGGGTTGCGTAATGGCTTGTCCCTTAACAACTTCCACGGCTTCCGTGTATACTCCTCATCCAATTTGCCAGCACTAGGCACAGGATCAGGTACATCAGGTACAGCTAATCAGCTGACTAACTTTGGTGTTATCATAGCTGGCCATGATTCTGCTGTAGCAACTGCTGAGCAAATCAACAAGACAGAAACATATCGTGACCCTGACAGCTTTGCTGACATTGTTCGTGGTATGCATTTATACGGCAGGAAGATTCTTCGTCCAGAAGCAATCGTAACTGCTCGTTATAACGCAGCATAGGGGAGATATAAACTATGGCTACTTTTGATATGACTTCCAGTGCTACTGCTGGTGTTGGGGCAAACGTTCTTGCTGTTCCAACAGTAGTTGGTAATGCTGTACGAACCATTGAAGCAATCTTAGATATTGATGCTATGATTGCTGCAGGTGCTACCATTGCTAATGGTGACATCTTTCAACTACTTGAAATCCCCGCTGAATCAGTAATGCTTGCTGGCGGTGCGGAAATCATGAAGTCTTTTACTGCAAGTTGTACTTGTAATATTGACTTCGCTGGTGGAGATGACATTGTTGACGGTGCTGCTTTGGATGCTGCTGCTGGTACATACCTTGTACTTGGTACTAACGGCGAAGCTAACATTGTAAACACTGGTGCTGCATCTACTTATGCTGCTGCTGCATTAGCTCTTGTCGCTGCGTCAGATACCATTGATGTAGTTATTGCTGGTGCTGCTGCTGCAACTGGACGCTTACGTGTCTATGCAGTAATTGCAGATATTTCGGCTGCTCATACTGAGGCTGCTGAAGCCCAGCGTGACTTGCTGTAATACATTACTAAACTTTGGGGCTGGCTTTGTGCTGGCCCCATTGCTACATTTTAAGGAAGCATAATGGCTCTGACATACCTTGAACTAACGAATGACGTTCTCACTAGAATGAATGAAGTCGTGCTTACCGCTGGCAATTTTACTTCCGCTAGAGGTGTTCAAGTACAATCTAAAAATGCTATCAATGAAGCTATACGACACATTAATCAAAAAGAATTTGCATACCCATTTAATCATTCCACTAACACTTCTACATTAGTTCCGGGTGTAGTAAGATACACCATACCAACTGGTACAAAATACATAGATTACAATACAGCAAGAATAAAAAAGAATACTGATCTCAGTGCATCAGGGGTTAATTTAAAAAGACTTAATTACAATGAATACATAAGCAAAGAGTTCGCAACTCAAGAAGATGAAATTGAATCTACAACTCTGAATGGCACACACACAGATTCTGTGACTACCCTGACCCTTGTTTCAACTACAGGCTTTGCAGCATCAGGCAGTGTCTACATAGCTAGTGAGTTGATCTCTTATACTGCTATCTCAGGCAATACTCTTACAGGTTGCACAAGAGGTGCTGAGGGTACTACTGCTGCAGCTTACGCTAGTGGCGTAGTAGTTACACAGTTTGATAACGGAGGTGTGCCTCAGTACATTGTACGCACCCTTGATAACAATTATTTACTGTACCCTTACCCTGACAAAGAGTACACACTACTATATGATTTCTTTACGTTCCCTGATGACTTGACTGCACACGGGGACGTTACTAGTATTCCTAATAGATTTAAACCTGTCATTACAGATGGCGCTGCAGCATTCCTCTACCAGTACAGAGGTGAGATGCAACAGTACCAGATTAACTTTGACCGTTTTGAGGATGGCATTAAGAATATCCAAAGCTTATTAGTTAACAAGTTTGATTACATCAGGTCTACTGTAATAAACAGACCTACAAGTTCTAACTCTGGAGTGTCCTTTTAATGCCAGATAGTTCTCAAGTACAACCTGCAGCATTTAACTGTGAGGGCGGTTTAGTTTTAAACCGTTCTTCTTTTCTTATGCAACCGGGGGAAGCTCTAGTACTAGAGAACTTTGAGCCTGACGTTGAGGGCGGCTACAGGAGAATGAACGGCTACCGTAGGTTTGTCAATCATGTAG